GTTTAGCCACGATATAGTATTTTGGTTATGCTCCCTCCGGTTGCAACTTGCACAAATCTAATCGCTCTATAATTCCCAGTCCATGTAGTGTACTCTACGTCGCTCGAGGAAGTGTAAGACTTTGTTTGAATAGTAAAGTAATTTGCTGAGTTATAGTTCGGTGTATCATCTAGTGTGCCTTCTACTAGGATATCACCTGTGTAGCCGTTGAGATAAAATGCGGCTGTGTGAAGTTTACTGCCTTGATTGGTACTCTTGTCACTTATAACATAACTTGTTTCATTTGTACTTGAATCAATAGTAAGCTCAGTTGATGCTGTAAATGTTGGATAATGTCCGTCTAATACCTGCAGAGTGCCACGTACACCGTAGTTGTCATCTGAATATGCGACTTCATCTGTACCCTCACCACTAGTAACTGCAACTGTGTAATTGTAGTAAGTGGCAGGCAAATCTAGCAAGTCGTTGTCATCTAGTGTTACAAGTGCCTGCCCTTTAGCGGCGTTATGTATTGTAGCAGTGGTTGTACTATAAACAGTGTTAGTCTCTGAATTGAGAATGTTTAGTTTAATATCTCTACTACTAATGTTAATTGGTTTCTGATCTTGGTTCTTAACTTCTATTAAGAATTTGTTTGCTACTCCACGGTAGGCTTTTATATCTCTATTATACACACTGACTGTCCTTCGGTTAGTTTCCAAAAGTTCACTTATTTGGCAAGGTATGTTTTGCCTATATAAATACTGGGTAATGAATTGCATATTGTATTTATTGTGTTAGAGTCTAAAATTCAAGAATTGCTCGACAAATATCCATTCCTAAGTTTCGTGGTCTATGGAGGCAACGACTATATAGGCATAATACAGAACTACGACGAAGTTATCACCACAATTTACGATTATTCTAACCTTAAGACACAAGAAGAGCGTCTCAAATTTATCGAACTAGCAGAAACATGGTGGTGGGAATCAAATCGCATGATACCTATTAATGTTTTCCTTAAACAAGAATGGCATCGATATAAGCCTTGCTTAAAAACTTTTAATAGTAAAGATGTAGTAATAAAATACGGCCCACAGTTAAGTCTCAAAGACTTGTCTAAAAAACGTACAAAACGTAGAGCAATTACCTTAGTTCGAAAGATGAACTAAGTTCATATGTACTACGACCAAGTACGCATAACTTGTAGCATGACTTTTCTTAAAATAGTAACTGCCATCTGCTGGCTTTGTCCACACTTCCTGATTAATAGTAGCCCAGTCTTTGTTTAACAAATAACGTTTACTAGGACGTATTATAGCAAGTACCGCCGCCATGTCGTCTACTGTTTTAGGCTGTAGTTTTTGTAGGATGTCGTAGTGATTACCAATGTGTATAATTTTTTCAACAAACTCTGGATCACTAAGTTTGTGCCAGGGAGGCTCAAGATTCATTAACACATCAAGTTCTTCTTCACTGTGTATTTGTTGGTAAACACTAACATTAAGAAAGTCTAGTTTAACGTAACCACGTTGCTCTGCTTCTTTGTGATCGATACTTGCTAGTCGTGTAATTGGATGTTTAGGTATGTTGTTTACATACACACCTGTGTTATGTGGCACTACTTCGCCATCACGATGTATGCTGGCAGGTATGTGTTTGACATGCTCTAATATCTTTTCTCTGTCGCCAAAGTCTATGTCGATATCTGCTTGGAACTTCATAGTCCGATGTCCTTGAGTGCCTGCTTGACCCATTCTGTGTCTGCTACGAAGTCAGTAAACCTACGTTGCCAGTATTCTGGATCAATATATGGGTAAATTATCTGCAACTGTTCTTCATTTAATGTGTCTAAAAAGTCTACACCACTTTCACAATTAAACACTAGCCAGGCACTAACTCTACCTGTGCTGATGTGATGACATATACGGTTACTGTTAGCGTATCTAAAGTAGTCTCTGATGTTATTTTTTAGTTCTGGATGTTCTTCGCAGTAATCTAACATTTCTTTTACACCACGTTCCAGTGCATCTTGTGCTTGTTCACGTTTGACGTAGGGCAACATCCATTCTTGGTACAATTTGTCTTTGCACCAGTGGTCAATCTTTTTGTTGTTTTGTAGCAACCACTCACAAAAGTTCATGAAGTTTATAGCACGTATACCTGTACAATAACGTCCAAACTTTACAAATGCGTTGTAGTAGGGACTCTTACAAAAATCTGCATAGTCTTTGTTACGTGCAGATCCCTGTGTTATTTCATAAAAACGTTTGTATGCTCTTAGACCAAACTGTACACCCGTTTCGGACTCTTGTTGCACTCTGCGTTTTGGCTCGCAAAGATGAGCCGCAAGTGTTGATTCCTTGCGATAACTTTTGTCACAATACTTACAGGTGTAACTCATGTTGTCTAATATATCGTTCTAAATAATTGTTTATTTCTTCATGTTTGCCAGGTTCTCTATGCTTTATTTCATCAGGTGCTCTAGAATATGTTGTGTAAGGAACACCTTGATCATGTTGCCATCTAATAGCACACCATCGAAAACCATCAACAATTTGTTTGCAAGGTCCTAGTTTTTGTAATCTTTTAACTTCTTTATTAGAGATATTATCCCACCACTGATCTGCCTGTTGAAAAACTATAACACGATGTCCTCTAAAAAGCAAACTTTCGATCATCGATAACATTCTATATTGAAGATCCTCTAAACGATCTATCAGTGTACCAAATTCATATCGCTCACGTATTTTTATCCATTCTTGTGTATGCTTTTCAGTCCAATTTTCTCGCCATCTGTTCTTGCCAAAATATTGATTCTGTGGATTGGTCCAGGCTCCTTCCCACACTTCCTGTTCTGTGGGATATATACCGTCGTCGTAACGACAAATAGGCAATTCTTCTCTGCTAATAAAAGTCATGCCTAATACATATAATGTTCTTTTAATTGTTTCATGACTGTGCTTAAGTGTTGATCGTATTATTCTATTATTTGCACTACCTGATATGGAAATATCACCCGGCGTTAAGTTAAATCTTTGAGCCAAGTCTACATGTCCGTTGCCTCCAACATAGGTGTGCATGTAACTACAACCATTTACAACTAAATCTGTAATCATTTGAATGCTTCTTTTATTTCTTTATCAGACCAACCAAGTTCTAAAGCATGTGCTTTAAGATCATCTTTAGTGTTTATTTCTACTAGCATGTCTAGTTCATCTTCTTTGGCACTTGGATACAATTGCTGTAAGAACTTACGTTCTTTTGTGCTACTTCTACCTTTTTTAGGAGCCTTAATCCAATAGTGATATGTATTGCCCATGCCTGGACTTACAGCACTTGCACACAACCATTGCAGTTTAGGATGCTTATTAATATTAAAGAAGTCTTTGTTTAATGTCTCATTGCATCTACGCAAATAGTATTCAGCTAGATCCTGATTACCACTTACATTAGCTGTGTACTTTAGTATCAAGTAAGGACTAAACTTCTTACGTTCTTCTTCTGTAAGATCGTCGTAGAAGTCTCTGACCTTGCCATCTACCATGGCCATTTCATTTTTAATTGATAACTTGTCTACCATATTTTGCTGTAGTTAACAACTTCACTTTGTCTGCTGATGTCTTTAACAAAGTATGCGCACAAACTCTTGTCGTTGTCACTTAAAGGTACTGTTAGCATTTGTCCTGGCTTTAATTTAGGGAAGTACCATTTAACGTCTTGGTATATGTCTACTACTTCAACTGGCTGAAACTCGGGTCTGTAACTGCTCAGAGGATTAAATGTAAACACACTAAAACCTCTATCGTTAATACTTGTAAGAGGAATAACTTCTAAGTCTCCTAAATCAGGTTCACCGATAAGTATCTGCCAGTCAACAGGCATCTTAACAATGTTCTCACCAATACGCAATACCAGTGCTGGACTATTAAATGACTCCATAAAAATTAATGGGATAAAAAAGTAGTCTGGATCTTTAGGATCCGAATTGTCCAATACACTAAAACGCAGATCACCTACGTCATCAGGTATTGCGTTCATTTCAAATGATGTATTATCTAGTGTTAATATTCTCATAAAGTTTGTCGTATGCCGCCTCAGTTATGTTGTAGTAGTATTCGCCTGTTTGGTAACTCCATTCGTCTTTAACAACATCGCTGTGTAAAGGGATCTCTTTAAGTGTATACCATGACTTTTCCACTATTTTATTATTATACGCTTCTGTATTGGAAAAGTAAACCTTAGGAACATCTGTTTCTGCCACGCACTCATGCACAAACTTATGATGTACATGT